GGAAGTGCTGGTACACAAACTGCTGCATTAGGTTTTGGTGGTGAACCTGTTACAGCAGCAACAGAAGAATGGACAGGTCCAGGAGCATTAGTAACTAAAACAATTACAGTAAGTTAACAGGAGGAAAATATGGCACATACAAAAACATACATCGTAGCTAATAACTGGGGAAAGGGATTTATTGAACATAGCGAATCTGCTAAGTTTACAATCTCAGGATTTCCAGGAAACATTTGGCAAGTACCAGCACATAACAAAGATGCAAATCTTTGGATAAACAAAGTGTTAGGTACTGTTAAAAGTAAAGATGAAGCACAAGCAATCGTAGATGCAGAAGTACAAGCTGCACAAGCTGCTTGGGATTTATTATCAGATGAAGAAAAAGCTATGAGAGATAGACCCACTGATATAACATTAGTGGAGTAACAGGAGCTGGTTCTCCATTAACAGTTACAATCACAGCTTCTTAACATTTACTTTATCATTCTAATAGTATAGAAAACTTATATTAAATGTCTCAGGAAAAAAGAAACATTCAGCCATTAATCGAAAAAGAAGAACCACACTTGCATAACATCTTACCAAGTGAAGATGTAAAAGCATTTAAAAATATGGTGGGAGAACTTAGAGATACTTGGACAAAAAAACAAATCTTTAGAACAGAAACAGAAGCTAGAATATCCGTACTTCAAGATATGAAGTACCCAACTAAAGCTGCAAAGTATTGGCAATGCGTAAGAGAACAAAACGTATTCTTAGAAAACTTAATGTCATTATCATTTGATTATAGACGTAATGATATAAAGATTAAAAGATTAGAAAAGAAAATTGCCAACGAAAAAGATGATCTAAGAAAAGAATTATTACAAGTTAATCTTGATGAAAAGATTTACGCAAAAGCAAATATGGAACTTACTGCAAAAGATAGAATGAGAGAATTAAAGATGTGGTCTAAGTTAAAGAAAGAATATGATGATGGAACATTTGATACTAAAGACGTTAATCAACATCAATTAGATTCTTATTCAAAGATTATGCAAAACAAAGCTAAGACATTAACTGAGGGTTCTTCGCAACCTGAGGTCTTTAACGTATTGGGTCAATTAAAAACTATTGAGAGAGTACAAAGAGATGGAGAACTTGATTATAAAAAGAGAGAAGCTATTTCTACGGAACAGGAATTTGGAAAAAAATCCAGTTAACCAAAGACAATCTCCTTTTTATCAAAAGGTCAAACACAAAATTAAACAGATGAATAAAATCATCAATCCATTAATAACAATTAAAGAAAACGATAAATATAAAATACTTGCAGGTAATAATAGATTTCTTGCAGGATTAGAATTAGGTTATACTGAATTTCCAATAAAAGTGATACAAGGAGAAACACCACAAGATATTAGAAAGGCTATGGAAGATTACATTCCAATAGATTTAGATGAAGTTTAATTTCATATTCTTAGGTCAATCCATATTGCGATACGAAGTACCATTAGACATCTTTGTTGCAATCAATCAAATATACGAAACTAACTTTAATAAATTAGCACCAGCTAATAGACAACTTGTTGGTAAGATTCAAAACGAACATTCTATATTTTATGATGGAGATGATGAATCTAAAATGAAAAGACATAATCTTTTAACTAAGAATGTTTATGATTGGTTTATGCAAGTCTATCATCATTATTTAGATTGGAATAAAATCAATCAATATCAAACACATTTAAACTCAATATGGATTAATGAAATGAAAGCAAATGAATATAACCCTGTTCATATACATCAAGGAAATCTATTTACAGGTCTTTCATCTGTAATGATTTTAAAATTACCAATTAATTATGGAGTAGAATATTCAGCAGTAGATAAACCACAAAATGGTAAGTTACAATTATTAGGTTCAGCATCAGGTCAATTTGCTAAAGTAGATTATCAACCCATATTAAGAGAAAGAGACTTTTATGTATTTCCTTATGATATGAGACATTGTGTTTATCCATTTAATTCAACAAATGAAGTCAGACGTACATTAGCAGCAAACTGTGACGTACACTATAATCCAATAATGAATAGAGGAGCAGAATGATACATACAGAACCAAGTTGGAAATCTTATTTAGTAGAAACTACTGAACCTATTTTTACACCTGAACAATGTGACATCATAAGTAAATTAGGTAGATCAATGCCACCACAAAACGCACAAGTAGGTGGAGGGTCAGGCGGAAAATACGATACTAAAACTAGAATATCACATATTAGTTGGATTCCATTTAACCACCCTGATGCAATACCTATGTATAAAAAATTAGAAGATATGATGCACAAAACAAATAGACGACACTTTGGTTTTCAAGATATGGCTATCAATGAACAAGCACAATATACTGAATACCCTGAGGGTGGTTTTTACGATTGGCATATGGATTGTGATTTAATTATGAAGAATGAACCACCTGTTAGAAAAATATCAATGACTTTAGTATTATCTCCTGAGTCTGATTTTGAGGGTGGTGGATTAGAACTTGCAAGACCAGGACAGATATTAAGACCCAAACAAGGACATGCAGTATTCTTTGCAAGTTTTGTTAATCATAGAGTTGTACCTGTTACTAGAGGATTAAGAAAATCTTTAGTAATGTGGTTTGGAGGAGAACCTTTTAAATGATACATAGAGAACTTTACTTTGCTACACCAGTTTATATTAAAGATGTAGGAACATCTGAATACAATGATTACTTAACAGATAAGATAATTGAATGGTCTAAGAATGATGAGGGACTTAAAAAAACTAATATGTATGGTTGGCACTCACAAACTGATATGCACACAAAACCTGAGTATAAACATTTAGTCGAAGAATTATATCTTGCTCAAAAAGAAATATACGAAGATGAATGTTTAGATAACGAACCTTTCTTAGGTAATATGTGGGCTAACATAAATTATAAAGGTGGATTTAATAGACCGCACATACACCCTAATTCATTATGGTCAGGTGTATATTACGTTAAGACTCCTGATAATTGTGGTCATTTAAAAATAGAAGATACTAGGACAATGTCATTAATGTCTAGACCAAGAAAAACTAATAAAGAAGAACCTAAACATTTATGGAAAGAAGTACACTTTGAACCTAAAGCTGGAAGATTAATTATGTTTCCATCTTGGGTTAATCATTGTGTTGACCCTAATAATTCTGATGAACTTAGAATATCAGTATCATTTAATTTTTTGCAGAAAGGTATGTTTGTATGACATTTCAAAGAGATAAATATCAAGTATTAGAAAATGCAATATCTTATGAACTAGCTAACTTTTGTTTTAATTATTTTTTACTTAAAAGAGATGCTGTTAAATATATGTATGACAATAACATCATAGCAGAAAATGGTTTATTTGGTACTTGGAAAGATCAACAAGTTCCTAATACATATTCTATTTATGCAGATCAAGTAATGGAAACTTTATTAATGAAAGTATTACCCATAATGAAACAAAGAACAGGATTAGATTTAATTCCAACTTATTCTTATGCAAGAGTATATGAAAAAGGTGCAATCTTAAAAAGACATAAAGATAGACCTAGTTGTGAAATATCTACTACATTAAATCTAGGTGGAGATGTATGGTCAATATATTTAGACCCTACAGGTTCAGATAATGTAATAGATGAATATAAAAACATACATAAACCTAATGCACCACAAGGTATAAAAATAGATTTAAAACCAGGAGATATGTTGATATACTCAGGTTGTGAACTAGAACATTGGAGAGAACCTTTTACAGGTAATATATGTGGTCAAGTGTTTCTGCACTATAATCACTTAAATGGTAAGTTTGCAAAATCAAATTTATTTGATAAAAGACCAATGTTAGGATTACCTAAACTATAGGAGAAATAATATGTTTGATAATTGGTTTAAGTCTTTGGATGAAATCCATACTTACAAATATTGGAAAAAAGAAATCATTAAGTTTAATAAAAAAACTATGCAATTCTGGAAAGACGCATTTGATGATTTGTTTTCTAATAATAAAAAAGAAGATTAATGTCTTGCAATAATGTTAACGTAGAACCAACGATTATAGGCGGTGGGGATGGCTCAACTGCTTATGATGCCTTTGGCAGACTTAGGGTTTCTAATCCATTAACCATATTTGATTCTAAAAATGTAATGTCAAAGAATACACTCTTTGATGAATCATTATCAGGATCAGGTGGAGTTACTTATACTGCAAATAAATCTACAGTTAATTTAAACGTTACAGAAGTAAGTGGCGATAAGGTCATAAGACAATCTAAAAGAGTTATGTCTTATCAACCTGGTAAATCATTACTTAATTTAAATACATTCGTTATGAATACATTAACAGCCAATCTAAAACAAAAGGTTGGAATGTTTGATGCTAACAATGGAATATTCTTTTATGCTGATGGTGAAACATTAAAGATTGTTAGAAGAACTTATGTAACAGGATCTGCTGCCGATACTGAGAAATCTCAATCAGAATGGAATGGAGATAAGTTAGATGGTACAGGCAAGTCAGGATATACATTAGATCCAACTAAAGCCTCTATTCTATTTATGGATTTTGAATGGTTAGGTATGGGATCTGTCAGAGTTGGTTTTGTCATTGATGGTAAATTTATTGTTGCACACACATTTTATAATGCAAATGATTTATCTACTGTTTATATGCAAACAGCAAATCTTCCAATAAGATATGAAATTGAAACAGCTGCAACATTAGCTGCAGGTACATACACATTACAACAAGTTTGTTCTACAACAATGATTGAGGGTGGTTATGCACCAGAAGGTATAAGGCAAATGATTGGAACTTCTCAAATTAATGCTGGTGTTAATTTAACCACAGCAAATACTTATTATAACCTTGCAACCATTAGAATTAAATCAGGAAGACCTTATGCTGTCATTGTTCCTGCTGGATTAGATGTACTTAACATTTCAAATAATGATTTTGAATTTGGTTTATTTGTAAATGCAACTCCATCTTCAGCATTTTCTTATACAAGTTTTTCTGATAACGTAGAATATGATTTAACTACAGTTGATCTAACTGCAACAGGCACAAGAATTGCAGGAGGTTATATGGGAGGTAAAACAGCTCCTTTCTCAATTGGACAAGGATTTGTTTTTGCAAATCAATTAGGACAAACAATAGGCGGAACATCTGATACTTTAACTTTAGGTGTAAGAACAGGAAGTGCAAATGGAGATGTATCTGCTTTATTAAAATGGTATGATTTAACATAATGGCAAATATATATAAAAACGCATTTTATGACCCATCAGTTACAACACCTGTAACTGTTTATACTGTTCCAACTGACAGAACAGCTATCGTAAAAAACATTCAATTAACTAGCGAAGGAACGAATACCATTGTTAAGGTATCTGTTACTGATAGCTCAGCATCTACGACTTATCAGATAGCTTATGCTAACATTACAGGACCAACGATTTGTAATGTTTCTAAAGGACCAAATGTCTTAGAATCAGGAGATGCTCTTAAAATAGAGTCTTCATCCACAGCAGGAATTAGTGGCATAGTTAGTTATATAGAAATATTTGACGAAAAGTCTGCTTAATTATATCATTGTTTTTAAGCAGTAATTATTGTATTTATGAAGTTAGTTAGAATACCTATCGCAGAACTTGATAAGGTTTGGAGCATAGTCGATAAAGACATTAAAAATGCTTTAGCTTATTCAGGTCAACTCACAAATTCTGAATTTGTTTTAGATCATGCCAAGCAAGGAAAATTCCAAGTTTGGGTTTTATGGGATAAGACAAAACCTACAGCAAATGAAAAATATTTTGGCGTTGTAGTAACTGAATTGATAAAAAGACAATTAGGTAAAGTTTGCCACATATACATTATGACCGGCAGACAAAGACACAAATGGCAATTTTTAGTCAAAGACATAGAGGAGTTTGCAAAGAACGAAGGATGTCAAATGATGGAATTAATTGCTAGACCTGGTTGGAAAAAGATATTAAATAACTTTGGGTATGGTATGACCCATGTAGTATTAGAAAAAAAAATTAAACAAGAGGAGCAAGAATGAGTTTTGGAGGAGGAGGTGGCGGAAGCGGAACACAAGTAACACAAGTTACTCCTTACGCAGCTGCTGAACCAGCATTAGGTCAGATTTTATCAGAGGCAAGTGCATTATACGGACAAGGACCACAAGCCGCAGGTTACGTTGCACCAACTCAACAAACATTACAAGGTTTGGCTTACCAAGAAGCATTAGCTGGTCCTGCTCAACAACAGATTGCTGCCACACTTGGTGGACAATATTTAAATCCTTTCTTATCTCCATTAATACAAAAAACTGCTGGAGATATTTACACTAACGTTGCTCAACAATTTAGTGGTGCAGGTAGAACACCAACATCACCTATGGCACAACAACAAGCATTATCACAAGTTGCTCAAGCTGCCTTACCTTTAGCGTTTCAAGAATATGGAACTGAAAGAGGAAGACAATTAGGTTTAGCAACTTCGTTACCAACTTTATTCCAAACAGGTCAACAATTAGAAGCAATACAAAGACAACAACAATTAGCTCCTTTCCAAGCCTTATCTCAATATTCAGGACTTATATCTCCAATTGCTTCAGGTTTTCCTTATCAATCTGCTCAAACACAAACGCAAGTTAATCCTTTAACAACTGCTTTAGGTGGTGCTGTGTTAGGTTCTACATTTGGTGGTAGAGGAGCTATATTAGGTGGTTTAGGTGGATTAATCGGAGGATTATTATAATGAAAAAATTTATTTACGATTTAGAAAAAAAAATAAAAGATAGATTAATTGTTTATTTAGCAATCTTATTTATTCTAGCAATCATTGGAATAATTTTTTAAGGAGGTTTTATGAGTTCAGATTCAGGTTCAGACTCTGGTAGCTCATCATCATCATATAGCGGATATGACGAAGCAGGTATAAGCACACCTACTACTTCATACGAATCTATTGGTACTACTGGTTATGATGAAGCAGGAACAACAACACCATCTTATTCTTTTGATTCTATAGGTACTACAGGTTACGATTCAAGTGTTTCATATCAACCAACTACAGCTCAAATTGATTTAATAGGAACTAGTGGTTATGATGATGCAAATGTAATTGCTCAACCATCTACAATTACAGGACCAACAGATCCTGGAGTTGCAGGTACTTACGTTGATGGAAAGTTTGTTCCATCACAAGATACAATTAAAGGAATACCAGGATATATTCAAAACATACAAGCAGAATATGCTTCTAATCCTTTATCATTTTTATTATCCCCTTTGGGAACAGCAGCTAAAGTAGCTGGTCAAACTCTTGCTGCTAATTATATGTTAGGTAATTTTCCTTCATTTTCTATAAGTGGCGGAGCATCTTCTATGCAAGATGCAGGTACATATTCTTCAGATGGTGGCGATCAATTACAAAGCTATTTAACTCCAATAGCACCTTATGTAATAACAGGTGCAACACCTCAAGAATCACAAGTTATGCAATATTTTAATAATATGGGAACTACTCAATCTCCACTTTCATCTAGCTTAGAAACAAGCTATAATCAAGCTAAGGCAAACATAAATAATTTGCTAGGGGTAGGTAGCCTACAAGGTCAGTTTGGCTATTCTACGCAGCCGTATGGCGGTTTATCAGCTAGTAATTTAGCTACTAACCCTTTTAATATACCTTACTTACAACAAAGAGGATTAATATAATGGATAGACGATTTAGAGATATGTTGATGATGGATTACGCAACTAAGAATACAGGTGGTTTACTTGGTGGACAACAAGGTGCAACAGGTGGTTTATTAGGAGGTCTATCAAATATAAATCCTAATCTTTTAATAGGAGCTCAAATAGCTGGTGCAGGATTAAGAGGTGTAGATCCATTTAGTGCTATTACTCCTGCTGTACTTCAAACTGCTCAAATTCAACAAGCTCTTAGACCAAAACTTGGAACTACAAAAGAAGTTTTTGATAAACAACTAAATAAAAAAGTTTTTGCTACTGAACAACAAATTCAATCTCAACCTGAAAGGTTTATACCTGCACCAAAAGAATTTGATCAATTAACTGCGGATCAGAAAAATTTTGCTGCTTATAAACAAGTTATGGAAACAGGAACTGAAAATGAAAAAAAATTAGCTAGAGATATTTTTAAAAAAGGTGGTAGAGATGTTGTAAGTAAACAAGATTTTTTACTTGGAGTAACAAACAATTTATCAAAAGATATAACTTTAACTCCTGAAGATATTCAAGAAAAATTACCTCAATATGAATCAATTTATGATAAAGTTATTGGAACTATAGACTCAGGTGTTACACAACAAAATATTTTACCAATTCCAAACAATAAAAATCAATTAATTGATGGTCAAGTTTATGATGTTCAAGGTACACCAAGAACTTGGAATAAGAAAAAAGATATTTTTGAATAGGAGGTTGTATGGCTATAACCTTTGAAGAATTACAAAAGGAAAAAGAAAACAAAACAATTACTTTTGAATCTCTCCAAAAAGAAAAACAAGAAGAACAACAACCCATAACATTTGAATCTTTAGAAAAAGAAAAGATTGAAAATGAAGTTGGTGTTGGTGAAAATATTTATCGTACAGCTGTTGGTGCTTTAAGAGATTTATCTCAAGGTGTTGCTGATTTTTCTTCTTGGGTAGAATCTGGTTTACCAAAATCAATTCAAGCAGGTATAGTAAAAACTGATGAAGATGGTTATCAAGTTTTGTTTGGTGATGAATATGTTGAAGCAAAAGAAAAATTAGAGTCACAAGGAATTAAATCAATTAATTTACCAAAAGTAGAAGAACCAACTTATTTTGGCGGAAGTTTTGTAAGAGATGTTGCAGGATTTATAGTTCCTTTCTCAAGATTAAAAATGATAACTCCAATATCAAAAACTGGTAAAGCTGCTGAAATAGTTGCAAGAGGTGCGGTTGCTGAAAGATTAGCCTTTTCTCCTTTTGAACAACGATTATCAAATTTAATTGAATCAAACCCAAAACTTGCAAATCCAGTTACAGCATATTTAAAAGCAGATCCAGATGATACAGAATCAGAAGCAACATTTAAAATGGCATTAGAAGGATCAATAACTGGCAGTGCTATTGAAGGTATTGTTAGTTTGATAAAAGTAATAAGAAGTACAAGAAGTGCGAATAAAAAACCTGCTCCTAAAACAAAAGCAGGAGAAAACATTAAAATAGAAGATCAACCTAATTCTACACAAGAAAAATCTTTATCAGAAAATTTACAAAAAATAACTCAACCTTTGGAAGACTTACCAATTACTAATGTTAAATTAGCACCAGGATTATTAGGTAATAAATGGCAAAGTATGGCAAGTAAAGTTATTGATTATACAAGTTCAAAATTTCCTAGTTACAAACCTTTAAAAGAATTACCACAACAAGAAAAATATTTAAAATTAAGAGGACTAACAACAGGAAAATTAGAAGAAGTGAAAATTTTATCAAAAAAAGTATTTGATACTTTTTCAAAATTAAAACCTGAAGAAAACATAGCTGTTAAAAATTATTTAACAAAAGAAGGAACTGAAGCATCAATTAAAAATGCAGATGTTTTAAAAAAAGCTAAAGAATTAAGAGTTGGAATTGATACTGTTGGTAAGGCTTTAACTGATGCTGGTATTTTATCTAAAGAAATAATTAAACAAAATGAAGGATCTTATTTACCTAGATTATATTTAAAATATTTTGGTGAAGGTACTAGAATGGGTTATACCATAAAAAGAAAAGATTTAACTCAAGACACAAAAAATTTTTTAGGTGAAATTAATGATGTAGCTATATTAGGTGCTAAAGCAATTCAAGATCCAATGTCAGACATTGTTAGATATGGTTTTTTTAAAAAAATTGCAGAAGATCCAAATTGGACTTTAAAAACTGGATTAATAAATTTTCAAGGAAAAGAAGTAAGTCCTGTGTGGTTAAAAGAAGAAAGAGATAGAATTGCTAAAGAAATAAGAGATGAATTAAGACCTAAAAAAGATGAATCAATGGTTAAAGAAATGGATAATCTTATTGATAAAGCAAACTTAAATATAAACAAAGCAAATTTAAAAGATTATCAAAAAATACCTGATTCAAAAAACTATGGAATACTGAGAGGTGCTTATGTAAGAAAAGAGATTGCTTCTGACATAGGACTTGCTGCTAATATTGCTGATCCAAATTCAGGTTTTGCAAAACAAATGTTAGGAGATAATGGTGTTGTAACTAAAGCTACTAAACTTTGGAAGATGAGTAAAGTTGCTTTAAATCCACCAACACAAATGCGTAATGCTATATCGAATATGATACTTTTAAATTTATCAGGAATTAGATTTAGAGATTTACGCAAAAGATTTTTTCAAGCTTTGGATGATATAAGAAATAATGGAGTTTATACTCAGATAGCTAGAAAATATGGAGTTGTTAATTCAACATTTTCTAAACAAGAAATGATTGAAATTAACAAAGCATATTTAAAAGCTAAAGCAAAAGCTACAGGAAACACAGTAGATCAAATAAAATACATAGCAGGATCAATTGGAGATTTTGCTACTAGAGCATATCAAAGAATGGAAATTATTGGTAAGACAATGAAGATTATAGATGATATGTCTAAAGGAATAGATGAATCAACTGCTGCATTAAATGCACAAAAAACTTTATTTGATTATTCTTTAGTTCCTCAATCAGTAAGATATTTAAGAAATGCTCCTGTTGGTATGCCTTTTGTAACTTATTATTATAAAGTTTTACCTAATCTTTTAGAAACAGCTATAAGATACCCTGAAAGATATGCTCCTTATGTTGCTGCACCTTTAGGTATGCATGCTTTATTAGCACAATACAAAGGAGTAACAATGGAAGATTTTAATAAATTAAAAGAATCTTTACCAAATTATTTAAGAGACAGAGGAAATGCTTTAGCATTACCTGTAAAAGACAATCAAGGCAGATGGCAGTTTTTAGATTTTAGTTATTTTTTACCTTATAGTATGTTTGTTGGAATTGCTAAAGACGTAAAAGATTTAAATATTCAAAAATTTTTTACAGATACAGGAATTTTTGGCGCTCCATTATCTCAATTAATTGCAGCAGTTCTTACAAACAAAGATCCTTTTACTCAAAGAGAAATAGTTAATAAATTTGATCCGCCAGAAAAAAAAGTTGCTGATACTATGTTTTATTTATACAGAATGTCTGCTCCTACTTGGTTAACAGATATTGGTTTTGCAGGTAAGTTAAAAGAATTAATTGATAAAGATGTAAACAGATATGGTGATCCAAAAATTACTATGACACAAACACTAGGAAGATTATTTGGTGTAAACATTTATCCTATAGATCCTAAAAAATCTAGAGCAGAAAATATAAAATTAATGAAAAATGAAATTACTGGAATTAAGGCAAGAAGAACAAGAATTTTAAAAGATAAAAATTTAGAACAAGAAGAAAGAAAAAAACTAAATGAAAAATATTTAGATATTTTAAAAAAAAGAACTGAACAATTAAAAAAATACATTAAAGAATCAAAAATTCCAAAAGAATTAGAATAATATGAAAACTCAATCTCAAAAAAATTCTGAAGAAATCATCAAACTACAAGGTGAAATACAACTAATAGATCAAAAAATAGTAAATATTAGAGATAATCACCTTGCTCATATTGATGCAAAAATAAATACAATTTATAAGTTATTATGGTTCGTTTTAACAATAAGCGTAAGTGGCATAATAAACTTAGTCGTAAATCTGCTATCCTAAAAGGCAAACAAACATCCTCTAAAGGAACACATTCCGAACTTTCTGTCTTGGCAGACCTTACGAAAAAAGGTTATTGGGTGGCAAAAAGTTTAGACCCTCATTGTCCTTTTGATATTGTTTCTGTTGACAGAAATGGTAAAATAGAACTCATAGATGTTAAAACCATTTCTTATCGCAAAAGAAAGAATGGTAAGATTCTAAAAAATAAAACTAAAGGTACTTACAAAGTACATAGAAGTCCTACCAAAGAGCAAAAGAAATTAAACATAAGATTGTGGATGGTAGATTATGAGGAGTAAACTAAATGAAATTGTCAGACGATACATCAGTTGCATTACCAATAAGAAACTTACTTGCAATTGTAGGGGGTGTGGCAATTGCTGTTTGGGCTTACTTTGGCATTATTGAAAGACTTAACAAACTAGAAACCGCAGATCAATTACAACAAAAAGATTTATTAGAAGCTAGTAAGCAATTACCGGTTGACCAAGAACAATTTATGCTTCTTGAATATACTGCCAAGCAATTAGAAAAACATCAACAACAATTAGATAAGAACATTCATGATGGCTTAATGATTGAGATGCTTGAAAAGGAAGTAGAGAAATTAAAGAAAGACGTTGAAAAGTTAAAGGATCAAACAAGAGACATCAAGTTTGGTAATGGCAATGGAAACTCCCATTAATGCAGGTAACTTCCAAGAGTATGATTATACCCTTGAAGATGCAGAATGTGAATGGAAACAAGTAACTGAGTATTGGAGATTAAATGGATCTGATTAGTTTATTAATATTAGTAGCGGTATTATTTTTATATGTAGTATGGCAAAACAACAAAGGAATGTAATGATACAATTAGTCATAGCTTTATGTTTATTTAATGCAGATGGTGTAATGATAGAACATACCTATAAAGATAACCTGTCTGATTGCCTTAAATCAAAAAGGGAAATGAGTAGAAATATGGAAGGTTCATTATCTAGCACTATGTGTGGTGAGGTTGAAGCCATCATTCAAATAGATGAATCAGGCTCTGAACCTAAAACTAGAATAATTCAAATAATTGAAAAAGGTTAGCTAACTTATTTATGAGGTCAAACAATGGCAGACAAATTTTACAAGATGATAGAAAGCATTGCTGCCAGAATAAGCCTCTGGGCTTGGAAAAAAAGAGCTAGAATCTTTAGAAAAAACCTAGAAAAAAAAGCTAATATAAAGAATTGATTGAAGTGATAAATGAATTTATAAAGGATTATTATGTGGTTTAATTTAATAGGAATGGCACTAAAGACAGGTGCTGAAGTATATAAAAATAAGAAAGAAGCTCAGCAATTAGAATCTGTAGCTGAAAAGAACTATATGGCTAAGATGGCTGCTGGTGAGATTGAATATCAGAAAGCAGTTATGGATAATCAATCTGGTTACAAAGATGAAATAGTTCTTGCTATTGTCATACTACCTATACTTGTAATTGCTTACTCAGTATTTAGTGGACAGCCAGATGCTAAAGAAAAATTAGATTTATTTTTTGAATACTTTAACAACTTACCTGATTGGTATGTTTGGCTTACAGTTGGGATATTTGGATCAATCTATGGTTTGAAACCTGGATTAGATTTATTTAAAAAGAAATAATTATGTCTGATAGTAAGAGAGATATTATCTTAGAATATAAAGATCAAATAAGAATACTAAGGGAAGAAGTAGCAGAACTGCAAGACGCAGGTAAAACTAAGGATGCTGCTAATAAAAGGTGTTTACAAAAACTAGAAAATACTGATGAAGACTTAGATAAAGCAAATAAAGAAATAGAAAAATTAAAAAAGGAAATAAAAGAATTAAAAGAAACAAATAAAATTATGACAGAACTGCCTTAATGAAATTCTTATTAATCATACAAATATGTTCTGCAATTACTCAACAATGCACAGATCTTATAAAGATTTATCCAATGTATAACTCTCATTTTGATTGTGCTACTGGTGGTTTCTTAAGGGGAATGACCATAATGAGGGAACTAGGTCAAGAGGAAGTCAATCAAAAGAAAATGTTAATTAACTTTACATGCCAAGAACTTATTAGTTCTTAATGTACTGCATAGTTTATAAGGACAAGAAAAGTCCTGAATGGAAATTATTCACAAATGAAGTTTGGATGACTAGAAAAGATGGTGAAAAATATGCTAAAAGGAATAAGTTTAAAAAAAACCAAGAATGGAAAGTTCTTTGGTATGACAAAAAATATAAGATATGACAACTAAATTAACTCCACATTTTACATTGGAAGAAATGACTTTCTCAGCTACTGCTAAGAAGTTTAACATTTTAAATGAACCTACAGCACCACAAATAGAAAACCTTAAATACCTATGCTCAGAAATCCTTGAACCTTTAAGGTCTTATTATGAAGATAAACCCATTAGAGTAACATCAGGATTTAGAAGTCCTACATTATCAGAAAAGATTGGTAGCTCTAAGAACAGCCAACATTGTCAAGGTTGTGCCGTTGACTTTACCATACCAGAATTTGACAATAGGAATGTTGCTTCACACATTAAAAACAATTTCATTTTCGATCAACTGATATTAGAATATTATGATGAGAACGATCCTCTCAAGGGATGGATTCATGTTTCCATAGTACAAGGAGATGGCAATCGTAGAGAAGCATTGACTAAAGACAGAGAGGGATATAAAGTTTGGAAATAGTATGGCAAGAACACCTGCATGGCAACGTAAAGAAGGTAAATCTAAATCTGGCGGTTTAAACGCTAGAGGTAGAGCTTCTTATAATAGATCAACAGGAGGAAACTTAAGACCACCTGTTACGACTAAGCCAAGCAGATTAAAGAAAGGTTCTAGTGCATACAATAGAAGAAAAAGTTTTTGTTCTAGGATGCAAGGTATGAAAAGAAGATTAACATCTGCTAAGACAGCCAATGATCCTAATTCAAGAATAAACAAAGCACTCCGTAAATGGAATTGCTAAAACAATAAAAGGAGAAAACTATGCCAATGGTAGGAAAAAAGAAGTTCGCATATACTAAGAAAGGCAAAGCTGCCGCTAAAAAATATGCAAAAAAATCTGGTAAGAAAATGAAATCTAGATAATAATGTTAACTAATTTAATAGCAAAAATAACAGGAGAAAAAATAGTGCCATTAAAAAAAGGATCAAGTCAAAAAACAATATCAGCTAACATTAAAAAAGAAATTAAAGCTGGTAAACCAAGAAAACAAGCTATCGCAATTGCTTTAGCTAGTGCTGGTAAATCTAAAAAGAAAAAGAAAAAAAAATGAAGAAAGGTTATCATAAAACAAAATCTGGCAAGATGGCTAAAAAAGGTTTGTACTACAACATCAATCAACGAAAGAAGAAAGGTGTAAGTAGGAGCAAAAGTAAATCTACAATTTCATCTAAGGCATATAGCCGTATGAAAAGTGGATTTAAAAAAAGTTAGGCGTAGCTTTCTAAAAAGGCTGGGATAGATGGTGGGTAAAAATAAAACTTGGAATAAGAAAAAACTTAATCTCAAGGTAGGCTACTGCTCTGTCTGTAATAAAATACATTATAATACTTCTAGTGGTTGGATCATAAATGCTGAGAAAAAGGTATTTTGTGAAGACCACAAAGAAGGTTCAATAAGCTGCTTTGATAAATACTTGCAACCAAAGACACAAACTAAATCAGTAATGGATTGGTAGATTCAATTCTTTCTTTAGCTATCTTAAAATATTCTTGATCTAATTCTATTCCTATAAAATCTCTATTAAGATTTTTACAAGCAACACCTGTACTACCTGAACCCATTGTAAAATCTAAAACAGTATCATTTTCGTTAGTATAGGTTTTTATTAGATATTCAAGTAAAGCAACAGGTTTTTGAGTTGGGTGTAATCCTCTTTCATTTTTAAATTCTATTATTGTTTTTGGATAATTTGTAAATTCACTTTGATTTATTGGTTCATAATTACCTAAAACATCTGTATTTTTACCTCTACGATTTTTACCTTTTAAATTTTTTTGTAAATTTTGTGGTTTGTATATCTTTGAATTAAAAATACTTATAATTTCTATTTCTTTTAATGGTCGTTTTTTTGCATTTAAAAATCCCATTATATTTGATTTTTTCCAAATCCAATCATATTTAAACCATTTAATATTTGATGTTCTTAAATAACTACTAAATGGCTCATTACCAAACAAAGCTATTGCACTATTATTTTTTATAACTCTTTTAAGCTCTTTCCACATTGGTTCAAAAGGAATTATATTATCCCATTTACATTGTGTCGTTCCATAAGGTGGGTCAGTAAGTATTAGATCAATAGACTTATCAGGTATTGTTGGTAATACCTTTAAACAATCGTCATTATACAATTTCATATTTAATATTAGGTAGCAATCAGGGAGTTACTGCTTACAGCATTGATTGCCACCAAACATTAACTAGACCAAAACTTCTTAGCTTTTTCTAAGTAAGTAGGATCTAAATCGTTCTTCCAAAAATAATGGCTAAAGTCAGGCTGAATGTAGTCTTTAATTACTTTAGGATCATTACTAATCTTAAGTAAATTCTGCCTTACCAAACATTTTTGTCTAAAAGATTCTAATCTTGACATAATCTTTTCAGGCTGTAGGTCCTCACAATTATCCTTATGATAGACCTTAAATTCCTTTTCATTAATATAACAAACATAAATAGGTAGTCCTGTTGCATAATAATAAAAATCAGTTTGAGTTAAGTGCATTGGGTCAACACCATTTTCAGGTAATTTATTAGTAGCCCAAGACCTAGTACCATCTTTCTTAACTCTACCTTTTCTTGGGAACTTACATTTGTCCTCAATGATGATCTTGCCTTTTAAGTCTGCATAACCATGTACCGGTATGTTGATGCCTTCAAATATCTTAAAACATTCGATCTCAGGCTTACATTCGTCATAACCAGGTATTGTCTTATGAGCTTCATGACCATTGATAATCATTTTCTCAATGATTGTTTTAAAATAATCAAAGGCTTCCCTTTCCTTTTCATGAACAAAGGTGCTATTAATTTTCTGTTCTATTGGTGTAAACATTGTATTCCTCCAAGAATTGTTTGTAATCTTTTTTAAAGAAATTCATAATCTCTAATATCTTAAAGACATCAGTTTTATTAATTCCCTTTTCGTATTTTTGAATTTGTTGAAACGATACGTTAATTGCTTTGGCAACGTCTGATTGGGTAAATCCTTGACCAATCCTTTCTAGCTTTAAACCTCTACCTAACCTTTGATAAAAATTATTTTCTCTTTCTTGAAATAATTGTTTTTCCATTTCATTTCCTTTCATTTGAGACAAAGATAGCCTTAACCCTATTTACAACTATAATGTGTAACAACAATCTAACTAGCTACAAATTGTTGTTTTTGCTTAAGCTCATCAATCTTTTCAGCAATTTTAGGAAGTTTATTTTTATAAGAATGTAACATCCTTTTGTGTTTATACATTCTCTCTAACATCCTTTGTTGCTTCGATTCCAGATCCTTGAGCATCTTTGGTTCTAGCATCATTGTCCATATCGTTGGTTAATTTAATGTTTGACCGAATGAAACGCTTACCAACGATTTCTATTTTAGCGTTGTCATCTGGCATTTTTTGATTATGTGCTGCTTCTGTAGCTTTCTCAACAGTATCAGCTTCAAAAAATTCTGTAAACTTAGCCATAAGTTCAATCATAGTATCTTTTTGTACTTTAGCCATTGATCTCTATGTTTCTCCTATAGCCTTTAATTTTTTTTAATTCATTACGTTTTGCCAATCTATTGACTAAAACAGTAATGGAGTTCTTACTCTTATAATTCAACGCATCAGCCATTTCCTGATAAGTTGGATAATATTTGTTCTTTTTGACATACTTTTTAATAAAATTCAATAGCTTAAGCATTACAGGGGTCATTGGTATATTATTCATTCTCTGCCTCTCTAATCTTCATTTTTCTATTTAATTCATTGTAACCATTAACATCATCATAAGAATCTTTTTTATAATTCTTATTGGTAATGGTTCTCCAAAGTTTTAAATTAATCATAAATATTCCAAATATATTTAATGGAACTTTAACCTTATAACCATTAAATGCAGTTAAAATGCTTTCTAATATGCCTTTCATTGCATAGCTTGTATTGTCAAAACTACCATATTGAGATTGTTTTTCATTAAGTAGCTGCTCTAGTTCTTTCGTTAATTTATTAATGTGACTTACGTTATCCGACATAATTTCCTTCCTTGTCCTTACAATAGTAGTAAAAAACAGCTTCATCCTTGTAAAGAACCTGACTATTATTTTCATCTACTTTAATCATTGACTTAAATATGTTTTCACAATTTCTTAGTGGATCAGTTACAAAAAGGGAGTTTTTAAAAACTGACCCACTAACAAGACAAATTAATATTGTCACCTTCATTAGAAGGGTAATTTGTCCTTTTTAACTCCTGGTTCATTCATATAACCTGAGATATTTGGTTTATCTGATTTATCATTTAACCAAGCTACGATTGCTTTCTTAGCTCCAATCTCAGACCAAGTAATATCACCTGTAAACTTACCATCATCATTCTTAAACATAACGCCTACTTGAGCAAATATTTTTATGAATTTTTTATTGCCATCTTTTGAAGTACCTTTTACTCCTAAGATAGTTCCCTTGTAGCCATTTGATAACTTTGCATTTCCTGAAAAGTCAATCTTAATTGCTCTTTCATCATTTCCATCATAGGGAAACAATACAAAGTCTTTTTCTTTACCAGTTTGATTTGACATTTTGTCCTCCATTTTCTTTTATGTTTTTTTGTTTATTTTCAAATGACTTTTTTATTTGGTCATTTTCTTGCTCCCAATCAGAATAAAGTTTATTCAACTTTGTTTCATTAGTTTGTTGATTGATCTTATCCTTAATTGAAACTTTTGCTTGGCTTTGTCCTTGACTTAATAAAGCTACAGTTAGCTCATCTGCACTAGCATATTCAGATCCTGCTAATCCAAATGCAGCTATGCAACGACCAAGACTTGATGTTGCAGCGTTCTCTAATGCACTTGTTTTATTAATGAATGATGAGTTTCTCATTTCCTCACTATGACCCACAGCATAAAGTTGATCTGCAATGTAAAGGCTAGTTTTTACAACTACCCTATTGTCATCATGAAATATGATTTCTTCATCAATCCTAGATTCAGGAAAGTATTTCTTTAAGTGTCTATGTCTTTCTGCAACTGTTGAATATTGCTTTCCTTTAATGTTTACTGTTGGGACTTTGCTAAGATTTGCAATGCAATCCTTATATCTGTCCTTAAATGAACCCTTATCTGTTTCTTCCTTAATTAAGGGTTTCGATTTCTTCGTTTCCGTCATTTGTTTCCTTTTCTTCTATTGGTTTGTTTTCTAATTCAGCGATCTTATTTTTAAGTTTTTTATTTTCAAATTTAAGATTATTTATTTCTAATCTTAACTTGCCATTTAAAGTTTGATGCGAATCATTAATTCTTCTAGCGTTATCTAAATCCCTCTTTAAATGTTCTAGTTCCATTTTCATTGGATTGTATGCTTGATCTACCATTATTTTTTTCCTCTCATTACTTCTTGAACAGTT